GACTTTGACGCCCTTCAAATCCGCCTGACTGTCTGCCGGATTGTTCGTGATTTTGCTGAGAAAACCGGCCTCAATTAACGCCCCGGTTTTGGCCTCATAACAGACGCCCGAAAACAGCTTGCCCTCACCCGCCAACGATCCCTCACCCGTGCGGTATGGTGTCGCCGTCAGTCCCACGCAAAACAGCCTGTGATTGTGTTGCTGAAGTCCGTCCAGGAACTGCCGATACATGCTCCCGCCGTCGTCGCTGATCAGATGGGCTTCGTCAATCACCACCAGACCACGCCGGCCAAACTCCGCCGCGTCACGGTACACGCTTTGAATGCCTGCACATATCACAGTGCTGTCGATGTCTCGTTCATTCAACCCAGCGGAATTGATCCCTACGCGCAGCCCCGTCAGTCTCTGGATCTTGTCCGCGTTCTGTTGCAGCAACTCTTTGCGATGCGCGACCACCAGCACACGTTGTCCCCACTCGACGGCCTGCCGGATCAATAGCGCAATCACGATCGACTTGCCGGCTCCCGTCGGCAACACGATCAGCGGATTCCCGCGTCCGTCGCTGATGAATTGCCACGCGGCTTGATTCGCTTCTGCCTGATACCATCTCGCTTCCACCGTCCACCCCTCCCGCAAAACACCCGGCAGCGTTGACCGCTGCCGGGTCTTGAACCCCTCAACACAGAACCATCAACCAAACGGATTCGCAGGACCTGCAGACGGTGCCGCGTAGGATGTCTGCGTCAGTGGCTGACCGCTCGAACGTTTGGGCGAGTAGCCCTTGACCTGTGCCTTCATTTCGCCCTCGTGCTCGCGGTGAACCACCGTGACCGTCAACAGTCGATTGTGCAACTGCTGACTGTCTGTGATTTTTGGCAACCCGAAGGCGTCCATGATCGCCTTCAACCGCTGCAGTGCAATTGTGCCAGCCGTCCCTGCATGACGGATGCACAAGTTGTCCCACAACTTCGCGCCGTTGAACTGGGGATGTCCCTGCACTTCCAACGTCAACTCCAGCATATCCCCATTGCCCGGCTTTGGGCTTTTGGGAGCCTTCATTTTGCTTTCGACAATCACCGCCTGATAGTCGCCTTCTGGCAACAGCCGTCGCACAGGCTGCGCCTGCACGTTGTTCATGTCTAGATCACTGAGATTCGCCATCGTTATCACCCTTTAACTTCTGCTGACACACCTGCAAAATGCTGAGCATACGCAGCCCAACTAAATTCAATCTCCCCCGGCATGTTCAGCCTGTTTTTGGCGAGTGCTGCCGGAGTCTCCACGCATCGCAAATACCGCTCACTTGCACCGCTGGCCAGTGTTCGTTCCTTGCCGTAACCCTGTTCTTCCTTCCGAGTGTAAACGCGGTAGGACGCAAACAGGACCTCATCACACCATTCCTGCAGCAACGCCGACGCCGTCTCGTGCAGGGCTGGCTGGTAGCGGTCGTATGACTCGCTCAGTGGATCTTGGTGCTTTTTGATGGCGCAATGACTCAACAGAACAATACCGATCCGCTTTTCGTTCCGCAGCCACTCCAGCATAGTCAGCAGCTTGTCCCAATAGACAACTGCGGACTTGTACCCAGCACCATAGCCAATATCGGCAATGGACTTCTTCCCTGCGTCGCTGGCCACCTGATGATGGATCATCGCCTCCAGCCAATCGACGGTATCAATTGCCAACGTCTTGAAGTCGTGCTGTTGCTGTGCCAGCCACGTCAACGCCTCGACCACACGATCCCAGCTCTGCAAGTGCTCCGTTTTTGCGCAGTCGATATCTGCCAGCCCGTCCTCCAGATTCAAAAACAGCACCTCTGGTGCCTGCGCGGCCCATGACGATTTGCCGATGCCATGTGTGCCGTACAGCATGACGCGTCGCGGTCTCTGCTGCTTACCCCTCGTGATTTTCATTGGTCACCTTTCCCCTCATCACTCCCAGAACCTGATTGTCCGACCGTCGGCCAATCTAATGGATCTGTGCTCAATCGCTCGCGGTACTCCGGATGAATCCGTCGAGGAATGCCCCACGGCATTTCACCAGGATCCCAACGGCTGTGTGGACCGTCGCGCCCGTATTCCCTCGCCTCGCGTTCCCGCGCTCCGTCCTCGATAGCCCCAAAAAACGGGGCAAAGATGTTCTCTGTCATGCGTCCCTCGTGACTGTGAATCGTCGAGTGTTTTCCTTCGGTGTGATCACCTCAATCACGGTCCACCTGTATCCGGTGCGTGCCAGCATGTTCCGCACGGTCAGTTCCAATCGGTAGCGACTGGGAAGTGGATAGGATTCGCCGACCGCCAACGTTTTCAGCGTCGCCGCCATTCTCTCATCGCCGACCATACGTGCCCTCCTGCAACTCCGACCTTAGAATGTGCGCGTCTCGTGGTGCCACGATTGCGAGTCGTGCCTTGTCGTTGCGGATCTCCACCAGCGTAATCTGCAGCTTAACGCCGTTGCAGTCGATCACTAACGACTGGCCTGCCGCGCGTGAAATCACCAACCGAGAATACCCCTCGGGCTTTTCCGGTAACAAGTGCTCCGGCGTCGGCTCATCGATTGCCGGTGCGTCATGCGGGAGTGCTGCGACTCTTGGTTGTGTTCGTTTCATTGGTTGATTTCCCTCACTGTAAAAGTTATGCGTCTGGAGCACACTCGCGAATCCAGATTTCTGTTTGCGGCGTCACTGACCATCGCTTGCTGATGAATGCCAGTGCGACCTGTTTATCATCAACCCACACACCGCAATCGGTCAGCGCGTCCTTGACGGCCTTCAGCACGTTGTCTGAATCCGGCTTTGCGTCGTGCAATGCGCCTTGCAATTCAGCACGTTTTTTCTTGCTCCACGATGCGGGCATTGAAAAGCTACAATACACATTCAACTGAATAGGGCCAGTAATTGTTTGCCACTTGCCAGCCGCCTCAATAAACGCCGCTCGAATTGCTGCCTTGTATGTGTGTACCGGATGTGACTTTGGCAAATACAATCTGCCGCGTCCGCCGATCGTGCTGACTCTGTGCCGCGGCTGTGCCACTGGCTCACCCGGCACGACAAAAATCAAATTAGTGCTCAAAATCCGTCCTCCCCGTTTGCGTGTCTCTGACGTAATGTGACCGCGGAACGCTCCACGCTGTCGGCTGTTCTCGCATGTCTCGCTGTTGCCGCACTTCCTCCGGCCATTCCTTCTGAATCTCCAGACACCTCTGCCGGATTTGTTCCGGCGTCGGATCTGCTCCCCGTGATCTCTGCGGATCAGGATTGACACAACTCGCTGGGGCCCAGACCCGATTGCCATTCCGCAAATCCACGACATACACCACTGCGCCCTGTTCGCCCTCGATGACTCGGGCAATCTTGCCCGCTTGCCACATGCCGTCACCCTCAGCCACCAGCACACGCTCACCCAGTCGCCTCAGCCTGTTTGATTTCTTTGGCACGTCCTTCGCCTTTCTGTTGTAGGAAAACCACCGGCGAATCATTCGCAATAGGGATCAGCTACCAGCGGACCTGATGCAGTGCTGCGGTGGTTGTTGTTGTCATCGCGCGACCACTTTCGGATCTGCCTGTTTGCGTTCTGTCTTTGCCACCAGTTCTGAGGACTCCGTCTTGACTCGGAGCATACTCAACTGCTGCGCCTGTTTGCAAATCGTCGCTGTGACGGCCTCGCGCTGTGCCGGTGGCAGCTTGCTGGCGTCCACCGCCATCAGTCGCCGATGTGCTCGCCGCATCAATCGCATTCCGTCGCGGAATCGCTTCGGGTTGTAGTCCGCCGCCTCTTCGTCCGTCAGGATCATCAGCCCTTCGGCCTGAATGCGGATGCTCAGTTCTCGCTGATGCAGTCGCCGCAGGTGCTTCTGGAGGTCCTGCATCGCCCGCAACATGACCAGTTGAAACCCGACCGGGTCGCGTCGTTCGTTTGCGCTGTAACCTGTCTCAACTGCTGCCCGGCTGATGATGTCGCCGGGTTTAAGATCCTCGCTGAATTGCATGTGTCGTTCCTGTAAAAACCTTGCCAAATCCCACCAGACCATTGCCAGCCTTACGCTGCCACACCATTACATTCACGGAACCGCCACCAACTCAAAAGAGTCCTCGCCATGCCAAGCCCGACCCCGCCGCGCCCTGCCTCGCCGCGCCGTGCCTTGCCCCGCGTGGCCGCACCGCGCCTCGCCACGCCGCACCTCGCCCAGCCGCGCCTGACCAATCCACACACTGCTCCGCCTTAACCATTCGCGTAACGCCACCAACTCAAAAGAGTCCTTGCCTTGCCAATCCTCGCCGCCCTTTCCCCGCCTCGCCACGCCTCTCCGGGCCTTGTCCTAACTACTCAAACGCCGTGACCTCAAACCTGCCGAACTTTGGCCGATAGTCGCACAACCCGACCTGACGGCCAGCGTCATCAATCGCCGTCCGCAGTTGCTCAATCGTAATCTGATCTTCCGCCCAGTGCACCGTGAAGGTCGCTGCCCACTGGTTGAATCGCGGTCGCGTCCGCATGACCCTTGCCTGTCCGACCTTGACCCCTCGAACGTCGGCGTAGGTGTCGGCTTTCTCCCACAACTCCGCTGGCGTCAACTGTTCGCCGTACTCCAGAATTGCCGCATCCCACACGCTCATGGCAGCCTTGAAGGCCTTTCCGAGTTTGGCCTTTTTGGCACCCTCGACCAACGCGGACTCAATGACCTCTGACGGCAGAATAACGCGCTGTTTGTCGTCGAGATACAGCCCGGCCAGAAACTCCAGCCGCTGCAGTTCCATGTGGTGTTCGTCCGTCTTTGTCCTCACGGACGTGATCTTCTTCATCTCCTTCGCGAGCGGATTCAGTGGGTTCGCCAACTGTCCGTTGTGCATCAGAATAGGAGCAATTCCGCTGATTGTGATCGTCGTTTCCATCGTCGTTTCCCCTCGTAAATTGTCGTTCACTCATGCCGAAAAATCGCCCGCGCTCGCGGGCAGTAGTAGGATGTCGTTTTGCCCGGCTCACCCTGCCGCACGATCTCGCTGCCGAGTGCCTGCAGGTCT